AACTGAACGATTCTGATGTGGTTGGGAATGAAGCCCAGTGGGATGTTGACCAGCCCGCCGTCAGCTTCCCAGTGACCAACTTTTATCTGTGTACTCATATTGCTTTCCTTTCTTTGTTATACAGTCGTTCGCAGTGCGTGACCGAAGTTGTCATTGAGGATTCTGGCAACGTAGTTGGCCACCCAGCCGAGAGTCGAATATCTCTGGAGCGGGGAACCTGTCTGCGTCGAAGGCGTAAATACCAGCGGCCTGTTAGCCGTGTTGCCGTCGATCTTGACATCGCCTGCGAAGTCTTCGCCAAAGATGACATTGTCATAATTGGTTCCATCGTTGAGTCCGTTGCTCGTTACCAGCCACCTGATATCGCCGGTTGCGCCAAGCTCGTCGTCCATACGTGCGCCCTGCTCGGCATACGTGGATACGTGCTGGAAGCCTGAGACGTTCTGGATACTGGGGCCAACGTCCGTGTGAGCGATACCAATGTATCCCTTGCGGACAGGGGCAGTTCCGATTCCGGTCGTTGCCGACACTGTCGGGTTAATCATCTTGCAGTTCTGGCCTCTGAGGTTCCAGATAATCGTGTCGAGGTCGGTCTTGTTGATGAGCGTGGCCGTTCCTGAACCGTTCGATGCAGTCGTTCTTGAGGCTGTGCCAGCGACAACGGCTCTTGCGAGCGTGTCAATGGTAATGGCCATGTTGTCCATCAGAACGTCAGCAATGCTGTCCTTGTCCTGAGCGATGCCCGTGAAGTCCTTCCACGTTGAAGTCTGGGTCCATGCACCATACTCCACAACCGTCGAACTGAGGTCAGTCTTGACGATCAGGATGGGTGCCGGGTCTTCGCCTTCAGTCAGCGGAGTCGTCTGGGCCAGAATATTCGACCATCGACGCCACTTAGTCGTATCGCCTTCGCTTTGAGGCACCTTGTCATGCTGGAGAAACTTGGCGTAGACAAGCGCCGGAATAACCCTCGTAAGGGTCTTTCTCTGGTAGTAGATATTAACTGGATGATCTACCAAGCCGGTAGTTATCATCTGTGCGCTAGTTGTCATTATTAGCTCCTTTTAGCCATACGCACCTGACTTTACTTTCGCTTCCATCTGTTCCTGCTCTGCGCGGGTGACTTGGGCCTGTCCGGTGATAACTCCAGTGCCTGCGGCTGCGGCTGGCGACATTGGCGCTGTGGCTGCAGCGACCTTCTGTGATGCTTCCTGTTGCGCCGCCGTGGTTGCCCTTGCCTGCATGGCCTCAAGATCCTTCTGGGCCTTAATTACCTTGTATGCGCCCTCTGCGGTGTTCATGGATGCGCGTAGGTGCGGTTGCGAGTTATATACTTGTGTATACGCTGGTGATGGGATGAATTGGCCCATCTGGTTCCGTGTTCCGACCATTTCAGTGAAGTCGCCTTGTGCTGATGCGAAGTTGTTGTCCATAATCGTCTGGACCTGCTGTACCTGCTGGGCCGCGTCCATCTGAGAGACAAGCTGCTGAATCTGCGACTGCTGGGCCATTGTCGGATAATCGACATCTGTAAGGCCAAGCTGTGCGACGGCTCGTTCAAAGTTGGTCTGCGGCTGTTGCGGTGCCTGCTGCTGTTGCGGTGCGGGGTTTGCCTGTTGAATGGCAAACTGCTGCTGCATCAGTTCAAGCTGTGCCTTATACTGGTTCTTCTCATCATTGACTTCTTTGAATCTGTCTAACGGAACTCTCTGCTCATCGGCGGCTTGAGCTTCTACGCCTTGACCCTGAGCGGCGGGGTCTGTTACGCTCGGATCCTGAACGACTGGATCGACTACGTTCTCGCCATCGACGACTTGGCTTACGTCTGGGTTCTCTGGCATCTGTTGCCCTTTCTAATGATCTTTGACTGTTCGATATCTACAGTGACTTGGTCACTGATATTCACGTTCACGTCAGTTCGCTCAGGCTTCATATTGAACCGAAACGAGCCGTGGAAGTCTGGGAACGCCTTATGAAGCATTGTCCCGGCTTCACTCACTGTCTGTTCTTGGTTCTGGTTCATTTGTCTGCCTTATGTGAAAGACGCCATCTTTTAGTCTCCACTGTAGTTCACTGACCCGGCAACCCATGCTCTCGGATGCCAACTTAAGTGCGTTATCTACAGCGCCTTGAAAATCTTCTTTGTCCATCCACCTTCCATAGAGGAACTTATGGTCCGGCGTTGGTCGCGGTGGGACTTGCTCGTTCATTTACGTTTGCCTTTCTTTTTGCGATTTTTGTTGCACGGCATCGTTCTGCACCTTCTCTCTGGCCACGGCGACCTTTTCGATGTCTGTCATGCGTTTAGTTAGCTCGGATATCTGGTTGGTTTCGAGGCTCTGAAGTTCTGTGAGGGTCTTTGCATTGTCGAGCCTTGCAGATGCCCTCGACTGGTCAGCGTCGGCAATCTCGCCTAACGTCTTGGCCATGTCCAGCTTCGTCTGACCCTGAATCAACTGATTGATGACCTCTTGACTCTTAGCCTGCGACTGACCGGCCTGTGCGGTCTGCTGTTCCTTGGCCTGAATCGCCTTAATAAGTTCCTGCGGGAACATTACAGGTGCGTACCTTGCTATCACCGATGGGGTAATCACGGCGGCGAAGTCGTCACCTAACTGTCGCAATGTCAACAGTTCCTGGTAGAATGTGGCCTGCTGGGACTCTGTCAGGAGCCCTTCTGTCGGGATACAGTCGAAACGTGACAGGTTCGGGTCATAAAAGTCCGGCACTACCTGCTGGTTGATTATCTCCTGAACCTTGTTCTGTGAGTAGTTCGCCTGAATAGCCTTAATCAGCCTAACGCCCAAAGCCCTCTTGGCCTCTCTGAAGTTCTCGAATATCCCGGCAAGACCAGTAAGGGCCTGCCCAGTTCTATGCTTACTCAATAGTGCAGGTATATCTTTATCGTCGGAACCGAATATTTCCTCGTTTAGCCCGCTGGCCTCAATACCATCCTTATCGAGCAGTTCAATCAACTGGAACAGGCCCGGTGGTACTCCTGGTCCTGGTAGCTGTGCGATTGCGTTAGTTAGCGGTGCATCGTCAGGCATTTCGTTAGAAGTGTGAGCGACAACGCCCTGCCCGCTCTGATATGCAGCCTCTGGGTTCTCAAGCCACTTAGTTCTTGCCACCCTCAAGGTAGTAATCTGAGTCTCGATAATGTCCATCAACTGGTTCAGGCGGCGGTTACGGCCTCTCTGTGGGTCTCTGAGCGCCCTAACGAAGCTCTGGAGCTTCAGGCCGTTCCTTGTCGCTTCAGGGCACCAATCGCCCCTCATCCAGATGTAGTTGTGGTCTCTGATCTTCAGTGGGTTCACGCCGTCGAATATCGGCACGTTGTCCATGAAAACCGTCAGCATTATCTTGGGAACTGACTTCTTGAACTTCTCGAAGACCGGCTGACCATTAGGCCCTAACATCTCCTTGATGATTCTATTGGCTGTCTGGGTATCTCCGTTGAACTGAGAGTCAGCAAAGACCTTGAACGGTATCTCCTGGCCCGTATTCCTTGACATTACAGTAGGAACCAACTCGAACTCACGTCTCCACCACTGCTCGTACATCCTCATGTTCATACGGTTCTGGGAGCCGGGATGGCCTAACCTGTCCCATCTCTGAGATGTCGTAGATGCCGGGATGTCCTCAATCTCGTCAGCGGCGCTCGGAACGAGCATCTGGGCCTGCTGCTGGGTAATCCACTGGCCTGTCATAACGTCCTGACAGTCTGATAGGTCGCTCTTTCTAAGGGACGGATGGAGCAGGAAGTGGTTGTATCCCAGCCGGTTGAACTGGATGTCTCCGTTACGGTCTCGCCATATCTCCATGAGATTGCTGCCGCTGACCAGTGAGCCCCACTTGAACGATTCACTCAAAAGGTGGTAGCCTTGGAATCTGCCCATAAGATGCTGGATTACGCCTGTATGCTGCTGGCAGGCCATATCTTCTGCCGGGTCTGCTGATCCTTGCGGGACTATCTTTAACGTATGCCGGTTCTTGATCTCGTACCCAGCGAGAAGATCGACCTGCCTGCGAATCTTGTCGTTCGTGTAGAGCAAGCGGTTCTGGATATCAGCCTGCTCCGCCTCTTCAGACGAAATCTGTGCAAGGTTGTAGAAATCGTGGTCTATCATCGACTCGTCGATAGAACTTGACCAGCCCTCGCGTGAGTAATCATAGATTTCCTGATAGTCAGTCTTTAGCTCGTTGTCTGATCTCGGCATTATGTTTTCTCGTCGTATTCTATGTACTTACTAATGCTGTCAACGCCCAGCCGCACATTAAGTAACTGCTCTATTTTCATCACATGTTGAGCGACAATTTCTACGGCGTCGCTAGCTGTTAATCCTTGATCGTGTGGTCTACGGCCTATGAAATCCAGTTCGTTCACTTTCATGCCATATCCTTTCTGTAAGGTTATCTGGCTTCCGAAATTATTGTCTTGTGTTTCTTCATCTTGACTCTTACCAGTGTTCCGCCGCCCTTAGCGACGTAATCAATCCCCTGCGGGGTCTCTACCTGCATTACTTGGTCACTGCTCAGGCCATGCTTAATCATCTGCCTGTTCACAGCGGCGGCAGTGTCGTTTGCTATGGCGGCGAGGCGTACTACTTGTGGGTCGATTCCGTTCATCCGCATCTCCTGTACTTACGCGCCCAAGCGGCTATCTGGTTCATTGTGGTCTTCTGGGGGGCGTCTACCATGTTCTTCTCGTTAGCAAGTGACAGATACCTCGCAGCGTCTGCCCAGTGGCTCGCAGCGTCGTGCTTGGGATGCTCCGAATAAACGCCAGCACTCTCAAGCCACTCTCTGTGATAGGCCGTCAGGCCCTTAATCAGCCCTGTACAGCCCGAATCTATCCAAATGGTGGGCATGAGAGCAGTCAGCCGTTCAATGCCGTCCAGTACCGATTTTTCGCGTTTCAGGTCAACGAAGTATATGCCATGCTGTTTGGCTATTTGCTTAATGGTCTTGCCAGTACCAGAAGACTCGGCGTTGATATCCCACGGGGCAAAATGCTTGCCGTAGTTGAATTTCAGGTCCGAATGGTAGCCGTCCAGAACTTTCTTGTAGAATATCATGCCTGCACGCTCGTCTGTCCGCTGGTCCATGCAGAACTCTTTGATAATGTTGATTCTCTGGCCTATCTTCTGGAAGAACAGCCACGGCATGTTAGATGCCTTGCCTACGTCACATACTGTATGCACCGGATAAGCGGCATTCAGTCTCACATCGCCAATCCTGCCCTCTTCACGCATCTGGGCGACCTCGGCACTGTAATATGCCCCTTCAACAGAAGACAAAAAGCATTCATCGACAATAGAGGGATGTTCCTTGTACATATTGTGCTTCAGATGTATCTTTTTGGCCGCATACCACGCCTTCTGGGCCGGAGTAATCAACTTATCGAACACTTTCTCGATCTTGCTGAAGTACATCTCGTTCTCTTCGTTGATTTCGACGAATTGAGGGTCTGTGACGTTGCTTTCCTTGTCGTGCCAGCCGAAAAAGTGCAACTTGTACTGTAATTTGCCCAATTTCTTGCCCAAATTCTTCTCGGCCTCAGTGCACATCTCATAAAAGTCGCCCATCGGGCCTTCAGCAGTGCTCTCAATGAAGATCATGCCGCCGTCGTGGATAGTCTCCATTGCCCCTGTCTTGACCTCCTGGGCCTTTAAGGGCGTGCGGGCACATAACTTGCCGTATTCGCTTACATGCAGGAACTGGAGCGTTCCTGACCGCATGGACGTGCCAACATAGATACTGGAAGAAGGCAACTCCGTCTTACCGTCAGCGCCAAGGTGCTTAATCTCTACCTCAGTCTCGTTCTCCTTGATGAGAGGCCGGGCATTTTGTAAATCTTGCGGCAGGTTAGAATAGGCATATTTGATCTTGTCTCGCAGAATCCTCTTAGCGTCTTCCAGTCTGTGAGCAATAATGCCCGCGCGAACGCCGGAATTGAACAGACACGCATCGAGCAGGAAGATCGCAATGAACGTCGTGATCCCGTGCTGCCGACTCTTTGGTATGACATTGAGCCACCATAATGCAAAATAGAGTATTTCCTGAACCTTGTTGGGCTTGAACTGCACGCGCTCGCCCTGCTCAGTCATAATGAAGTACAGGTTATTCAGCCGCCACCAGCGATTGCTCAGCTTGTCCAGCTTCTCCTGCATTGATTTTGAGAGCTTCTT